TGTTGCTAGGAGTAATGAGGGGGCTAATTTTATGGGTGGACAATGGGGAGGAAAGAAAAGTGGTTTATATGGACACCTTGGAAGTGTAAAGCTATATAATAGACCCCTTACTTCTATTGAGATAAGGAAAAATTACCTAGGTCAACGAGGGTTTTTTGAGAATATTAAAATATAATGGCTACTACTAGTACACATAACAGGTATGGAATACCTCTATCTTTAGCTACGCAAAGATCAAGCTCCTCTCAGTACAAGAAGAGGTATGGTCTAAGATACCCCATCGTAGGTAGCTTAGATGGGACTGTAACGGGTGGGGCTCTCCAAAAAAACACTAATCAGGGTGGATACTTTCAAAAATCTTCTGGGTTATCGTTACTTAAAGGCAACCTCAGACAACTACTTTTAACGGAAAAGGGGGAGAGACTAATGCTTCCTGATTATGGACTCTCTTTAAGGAAATATGTTTTTGAACCTTTAGATGAGGTTACTTACTTCTTAATTAAAACGGATATCTTAAAAACTTTATATAAATATTTTAAAGCAATAAGGGTTTTAACAGTAGCAGTAGGGGCTACGGTGGAGCAAGCTGATAGGGGGGAGTTATCTATTAGCCTAACTCTCCAATTAGTATCTGACAGTAAAGAGGTCTTTGATATGGAGGTAAATGTAAAATAATGGTATTCTCAGGAACAACAAATACAGATTTTATGAAGCTTGTTACTATCCCCGATAGGAAGAAGCAATTATATATTGATTATGCAGCAGATGATTTCTACTCAATTAGAAAAGATTTAGTCGAGTATATTAAAGCGGTATACCCCTTAGACTACCAAAACTTTTCTGAGTCTGATTTAGGCTTGATGTTAGTAGAGCTAGTAGCATATATGGGCAGCGTGTTCTCGTTAAAGGGTGATATGTTAGCTAATGAAAACTATTTAAGAACTGTAAAAACTAGAGAAAATCTTAAAAAGCTTTTAGAACTTATTGGGGTTGATATGAGAGGTCCCCTAGCTGCTGCCGCTGCCGCTAGACTTACTGCTACAAATCCCCCCACCGTATCAGATTTTCCATTAGTATATAACCCCTCTTCTAGAGTGTTTGCTATTGTTTCTAAAGAAGACGGGGCACCTGTAAATTATACTATGTATAAGATTGTAAATAATGCTATCACGGATATTACCAGCCCAGACGCAACCTTTGAATTACAGGGTAGTGAAGCTGATAATGAACTTAGTTCGGTTTTTACTAATGTAGCAATGCTTGAAGGAGCCATGAGTGTACAAAAAGGGGTCTTTGATACTCTAGAAGGAAATAAACGAATTGCTTTAACGGACTCTCCAATTATTGACGGGAGTGTTCAAGTATATATTAGTACTGGGCGTGATGAAGACCAAGCTACTGGATCATATAAACAGGTTGAACGGTTATTCTCATCATCAGGCATTAATGATAGAGTATTCCAAGTTATTTATGATTCAAACTATACAGCTACCCTTCTCTTTGGTGACGGGGTAATGGGTATATCCCCCCCAGCAGGGGCTGAGTTTACTGTAGTTTATAGAGTTGGAGGGGGTAGTAGAGGAAACATTATGGGAGGGGCTATCAATGTTACTACTACAGCCAAAGGGGCGGCACCTAGTTATAATGATATCCCTTTTGTGACAGAGAATCTTACCGCAGCAACAGGTGGTCAAGACGCAGAGACTGCTGAACACGCTAAAAAGTATGCACCCCTTACCTTTAAGCGGCAAGATAGGGTAGTAACCCTAGAAGATTATATTGCTATTGGAAATACCTTTAGGAGTAAGCAAGGAACAGTAGGAAAAACAACGGCTGCGGTACGGGATGCTTTTTCCTCAGCAAATGTTATAGATGTATATACGCTAGAAAAGGCTTCGGATAATACTCTCCAAAAAGCATCTACTACCTTTAAAAAAGATTTGTTGGAGGAGATTGAGCCTAAGAAAATGCTAACAGATGAAGTGGTAATTGTTGATGGACTAATTAGAACTTTAGATTTAGTAGTTACCATTAGAATTGATGAGGAGTTAGAGCCTATTCAAGGTACTATCCAACGACAGGTTTCTGAGGTTATTATGTCATTCTTTAATGTAGATAACTTTGATTTCGGTAAACCCTTTTTGACTAGTGAGCTAAATCGAGATATCTTTAATTTAGATAATGTACGATACGCCACTGTAGATAATCTCCCCGAAGTAACTAATGTTGATTTCCATGAGATTATTCAGCTAAACAATTTTACGATTAATACGGTAACAGTATAATGGCAAGAAGGCAGATTACAAGAACGAAGTTTGGCGATCAGGGAAAAATAATCCCTGAGGTCGTTGCGGTTGTGTCTGCAAAGGATAAGGCTGTTGATCTTAATAACCCTCAAAAGTATTTTAAGAGAAATTATATAGATGCAATAAAACCTACTATACCTCCTTTTTACTTAGCGGAAGAAAGGGATGTAAGCGGAACACAGGTATCTTACCCTAATCAGCTTATTAATTCTCACATTATAGCAAACACCCATCAAGCTACCATCCTCCCAGTATCATCATTAGGGGATGACCTAAACTACTCTTCCATTGGAACTCCTGAGGGATTTTCTGTATTCTTTCACAAAACTTATCCACCAGCTAGTATAGCTCCTGATGATTTTGAGAGAAACATCCTTTTTAAATTAAACAAAAGTTATAATGATTTTGCTACTAGTAGTGCTTTCCAAAATTATCTAGTTAACACGCTACTCCCATCCATCCCTAGTCTAAGTGATGCAGATATTAACTTAGCTACTACTACAGCAAGTGCTTTTGATAACACCTCTTCTGGAACTTATAGTTATCTTATTACTAATTTAGGGTGGCTATACTTCTTAAATCGTAATGGGTCTGATAATTTTACACCCTCTACCGCAGTAGCCAGTTTGATGACTGATACTCTTTATAGAGGACAATCTGTTGTACTAGAAGATTTAATTAATATTTACCAAGAACACTTATGGAAAGGACAGTCAACATTTGGGATTGAGGAAAGAATAATCCCAGTAGATTATGTATCAGCCTTATCCGTAAGCTCTAACACAAATACTAGTGGTACACAGTTACTAGATAGGCTAAAAGTCCTTAACACTATTAACTACTCTCCTCACTATGTTGATAGTGCTGATACTAAGATTGAAGATTCTTTTACTCTCTTTTTTGATACATCCTCAGAGCTTTATACTGGAACTCTTATTACAGATACGGATGGGGCTGGCCCATTAGCCAGATTCCTACAGGCTATGTCCTTTTCCTTTTCTGATAGACTTACGGAACAAGATGAGATTGGTATTTTATATGACATTGGACGGTGCCCCGATGAATTCCTAGAGCTTCTAGCAGAGTTAATTGGTTGGAGGTTTATTGGTGCTGATGTAGACAAGTGGAGAGTACAGCTAAGAAACGCTGTTGAGATCTATAAGATGAAGGGAACTAGGAGATCCATTCAAATTCTATTAGACACGCTCTTTTCTACAGGAGCATTTAATGTAACCAGTAGTGACACGCTCTCGGAATTATGGGAGTCATATATACCTGATATTATTTACTATTCCTTGGCTACTAGTTCCGATGCGTTTAAAAAATTAGGTAGTGTCTATACCGAAGAATTGGCAACCCAGTTTGGTATTCCGCACTATGACCCAAACAGCATGGATACTAATATCAAATATGCTGTAGATAAGATAATGTTTGATTTGGTGAGAGATTTTCCCAACTCCTTTATCTTGTCAGGAAAAAACTTCCCTACCCCAGAATTCGTATTCTCAGGAACAACTAATGTATATGAGGGAGCCTACCACCTAATGGGTACAGGTGCTTCCTCTTCTTGGATGACAGGAAATGTACACGAACCCTCTTCGGCATTATTAGAGTTGAAGTATGATCCAAACTTTACATTCTTTTACAGAGGTAATTTAAACTATATACCCCCGTATGAAAAACGGCAGTTTTATACACAATCGCATATAACTGATGGGATGATAGACAGGATAGAGTTTTATCTAAGATGCTACGGGTGTGACGCTGCATTTGCTAAAAGCGTAACTGATTATATTAGAGAGAATACGAGTACCACTATTAGTATTGATAAGGTTTTAAATAACTTTTTGTTATTTACTAAAAGTAAAACATATCCCCCTAACTATGCTACAGTCCTACAAGATGTAACAAAGCAGAGAACCCCTGACCCAGCAACCCTACTGTCCATGTGGAATGGGAAATCTTCTCACTTTTTAATGTCTTTGAATGCTAGTTCTTTCGATTTTTCGGATAAGAGTTATGCGGCTCATACTTCCTATGGGTTGTCAAAGATCATGCCTATCTTAGATCAGGTTATCCCTGCCCACGCTATACCAGAAGTTCTTTTAAGTGTTTCGAGTGTGGCAGATGCTTTAGATGCTTTAGGAGATATAGACTGTAGAGAGTGGAGGCCCAATTTCGATGATCTATACGAAGGCTCTTCCACGGTTACTACAGGCTTTGGGGTGTGTGCTGTTAATATGGTTAGTATTGCAGAAGCAAATAACATAATCCCCAATCGTTTTAAACGAACTCAAGTAGACAATGTAAATGATGTCCTTCTTTCGGGCAGTACCTTTCAATCTGCGGGAATAGCCAACAGGAACAGTTTACGAAGAAGAAATTATCACAACCTTCTTCCTGAGACAAAGATGTTCACAAGGAACGGTAGAAACAACCCTGGAAGCTTAGAGCTATCTAGCCCGTACTACTCTTCAAGCGTAGGTTACCTGCCTTTAGGATTTATGCCATCTTCTTTAAAATATAAAGAAGTAGCACTGGTACAAAACATGATTGGGCAAGGTATAGGACAACTTCTCTCTAGAAGGATTGACCCTGTTTGGGATATATGTCAGACTCTAACCTCTCCAAGCTCTATGTTTGGGTATGATATTAGTAATACCTTTGCTTCTAGAGCTAAACAAGATGTAGCCTCTTCAGACTGTAATACCTACGGAAGGCGAGGACAATTACAGGAGATTATGTATGTCATGAATCAGCTTCATGATAAGGAGAAGTACCTCCAAGCAAGTTCTATGGTTTCTGGGTACTATGGTGAGGGGGGAATTATTAATAGAGCTTGGCCTTCTAGTAGCACCCTTATAACTCCTAATGATTTAAGTTCTTGGTATGCGGAAGGGGGGGATCTTTGGGAGATAAGTGTTATAGGCTCTATTGCTAACCAACTAATTAATAAGGAAAGCTCCGATGAGTCTCTAAATTATTATGAACATTTTACTTTCGGTAGTAAGAACTTAAATC